TGTGAACTTAAAAAAAACTCTCGCTATAATATAAAATGTCTGGTGGTATTGCCCAACTCGTGGCCGTCGGCGCCCAGGATGCGCACCTAGTCGGTTCGCCAGAAGTCAGTTTCTTCAGATCTACATACAAACGACACACAAATTTTTCCCAAACTGTTGAACGTCAGGTGATTCAGGGGAACGTTGCGAACAATGGCATGTCCACTGTTCGTTTCGAACGCAAGGGTGACCTTTTGGGATATGTCTACTTGGTCGCGAATGATGGTACCCAAGCCGTGGATATCAGTCAGGTGAACTGGCGCACAATGATTTCCAAGGTCGAAGTCCTAGTTGGTGGTCAGGTTATTGATGAACAAGATGCAACTTTCTCTACTCTCATCGCCCCAACTCTCGCATCAACATCTTCGCCAAAGTCTATGGGCGCCGATCTCTTCGGTGCGACAAGTGCTTCTCGTTTTTACCCACTTCGATTTAGCTTTTGTGAAAATTGGCAATCTGCTCTCCCACTTATTGCCCTCCAGTACCATGACGTCGAGCTTCGAATTACGTGGGGTACAGCGGCGGCGGATGGTGGCCGAAAGTGGGAAGTCTTCGCGAACTATGCGTACTTGGACACCCAGGAGCGCGAAATGTTTGCGTCCAAGCCACAAAACATGATCATGACCCAAGTCCAAAAGGCTATTGCCTCTGGATCTAAAATTCAGGAACTCAATTTTAACCACCCAGTGAAATACCTTGCGGCGGCCGATGCCAGCGCTGTTACTATGGTGAGTACTAACGGTAACAAGCTTAAGCTTCAAATAAACGGTACCGATGTTGCCGACTACAAGTACGCGAACCCACACTTTACGAGTGTGCCATTGTACTACCACACTTCCAATGGTGATTCTAACCCAGGTACCAAGTTGTTCACGTATCCATTCTGCTTGGATACCGGTAAATTGCAACCAACTGGTACATTAAATTTCAGTCGTCTCGACTCAGCCCGTATCATAAACGACACCGCACTCTCCGATAAGGATATTTATGCCGTAAATTACAATGTGCTTCGCATAGAAAACGGCATGGGCGGTTTACTCTATAGCAACTAAATCTCTCAGTATTTATTAAACCGCAATGTGGAAGACAATCTTCCTCCTCGCCATCGTTTTTGTATTGACGTACGATCCCAAGTCCAGGACACTTGAAAAGTTTGTGGGGCAACAAACGCCACCAACTCAAAAGTCTTGTGAACCTACGCATTATGAAGCCGTTCAATTTGCGCAACATCCATATGAATGCCCTCCTCCAGGCAAACCTAATATGGGTGTCCTTACTTAAAAGAAAGACTCATTTGTAAATCATAATGATGCAAATGGACCGCGAAACTCTCATGATGATTGCCACGATTGTCGCAATTGCTGGTGTTATCTTCCTTTTCAAGGAAATGAATAAGACGAAGGCCGAAGTTGAAAACTTCAGGAACTTTTCGAATAATATTATGCAAAATCTCATAGCGGTCCCAGAAGACGTGGAAGAAGACGAAACCACCCCACAAATTGAAGAGTCGGCGGGAAAAGTTGAGGAATAATCATATCCGTTTATTATAACTTGCGAATGCGCAATGAAAAAATACAAAGCTATAGCTATACCGGTCAGCTTTGCTGATGAGAAACCAAAATTTCTCACCGTCAGAGATCGAAGATTCAAGGATTGGATATTTGTCACAGGCGGTTGTCGCCGAAGAGAGATATTCAACCCCCTACGATGTGCTTTACGAGAACTTGAAGAGGAAACACGTGGTGTTGTAGCCCTTAAAAATGGCGAGTATACCACGTATAAGTTTACAGTCAAAGAAAGTCCAACGGTAGAATTGGAATATAATGTATTTGTCTTCTTCGTGGATTATAAAAAAAGTGAACAATCGTCACTTATCAAAAAATTTTATGAAGAAAAGCAAAAAACAGCCCTTAAAAAGATTCAAAAACAACCAATTAAAAAAACATTCGATGAAAATGATTTCATGAGTTTTGACACTCTCGAGGAATTCAATTCGCGAAAGCGATGGAAGCTCATTATAGATAATGTTCTCAAAAATCCAGAATTTTATGCGTGTGTGACATCTCTCAATAGAAAAACATTTTCTATAAAATAGAATGAAGTCAAAAGCTTACATTTTAACACAAATTAGGGAACTTCTCAGAACAAACCGTGGTTTATGTGACGAAGAAATTGAAGAATGGATTCAGGAAAACAAAGGTAAGACTGTCTATGAACTTTTAACCATAAAGAAACATTTATCTGAAACGATGGAATACCCCGATGTATCATGTATGATGAGGTATAGAGAATAACAGCAATAGCAAGGTATGTTTAAGAAGTGGTGTATTCAACAAGAATTTGTTACTAAACCCCCAAACTCCGATGTATCACATGTGCTCTTGGACGGCGGTCGCCTGTCCGTGCCATTTGATAGATTGAATGATTTCCATGAGGAGTATATTAAAGCTGTAAAAGCTGGTGAAAAGTTGTTTGTTGTTGAACAAAAGACACCAAATTATAACTTCTTTGTAGATGTTGACTACAAGGATGTGAGAGCACTTACAATTGAGGAAATTCAGAATATCTGTAAAGTTATTTGTGACAAAGTGAAAAGACATGGGGGTAGGGATTGTGTCATCTCAGTGGCACAGCCTAAAATGGTTGGGGATCTTATGAAGACAGGTGTACATTTAAATTGGCCAGGATACGTTGTAAATCAGGCTTCCGCGCTAGCACTTCGAGAACATATTTTGGTAGCCCTCTCAAAAGCAAAAGGGGGTGTGGATTGGAATGAAATCATTGATGCTGCAGTTTATGGTGATATTAAGCGTCGTACACGTGGGAGTGGTCTTAGGATGCCATGGTCGTATAAACTAGCTAAGCATACCTCTTGTGGCGGAAAGGGGTGTCAAGAATGCAAAGGTACGGGTAAAGTTATTCAGGTCTCATATCTACCGCTATTTATTTATAGGTCTGGAATTCTAAGTATGATTCAAAGAATAGACCCCAAGCCGGATCTAGATATTCTTAAAATGACAACAGTTCGTACAAATGCCGAAGATTGTGTGATAGTTGAACATCCATCTATTTCTGTAAAAGAGGGTTCTTTCACGGATGCACAAACAAAGGACGAAATTCAAGACGAGGAGCTTCGTGAGATGATTGAGGTATTTGTTCAACAAAATATGGAAGGTCAGGATGGGGCTTATATTACAAATATATACAGACAAAAAGACTGTTATTTTGTTTCAACAAACTCAAAGTACTGCGAAAATCTTAAAAATGCACATAATTCAAATCATGTATGGTTTATGGTTAGTGGCCGTGTTATAGCCCAGAAGTGTTTTTGTCGTTGTGAGACGCTCCGTGGACGACGGGATGGATTCTGTAAGGATTTTTATGGACGTAAACACGAACTTCCGCATAAAATTGTAGAAAAGTTATATCCCGAAAAGGATGACATCAAGAAGTGCCCAGAAATTAAGAAATTTGTAGAAAAAGTTCACGTGGATCCCAAGAATGCTAAACCTCATCTTGAGCTTTTCATGAAAAGATTTATGAAGTGCCCCGAGGATATCAGGGTTGTTAAAATTTCAAGGCAGCGTTCAGATTTTTCAGTACTCACGACATCGAATTATTGTGAGGCTATTAAGGGGTGTCACGAGGATGTTTCGATGATATATACCATTAAGGGTAATAAAATAACACAAAAATGTCCATTGTGTAAGAAACCCCCGAAGGGAAGTGTCAGAACACACGAGATAAATGGAAGCGTGAAGAATATATTGTATCCACCTCAAAAAAAATAACAAACAATATCAGAAGAATGTCTATCGTTCTAGTTGGAGCGTCTATATATCTTATATTATCGCTCGTTAGTGATATAGATGACAGACTCAAACCCACTGAAAAGGATATATTCCATGAATACTCGGGAATTCATCCCGAATTATATAAGAAGTATCTGGAGCTTAAAGCAGAAAAAAAGTACGCAGATGCCATAAAAACGATTGAAGAGCTTGCCCTATACGCTAGTTCCGATATTATGGAAGAAATTCACGAAAAGCTACTTAAACAGGAGTCTTTATTTATATAAAAATGGTACAAACAAGAACAAGATCTGGTAGACGTATAAAAAAACCTGAATTATTCGAACCAACAGAGACCAATATTGAAGACGATTACGGCGAAGATGAACACGACACAGATTTTGATTCCGACATAGACACAGACGAGGAACTTTATTCGGATGACGACGAATATAGCGACGATGACGATGAAAATGAAAACCTGGAGGGATTTGTGGTAGATGACGATGAAGATTCCGAAGAAGATTCCGAAGAAGAATAGACTTAAAAAAATTAAACTCTATAATTAAAATGGAAACAGACATTGGAAATCCAATCGAATACGATCCAACCGTCGATTCTTTACGCGAGGAAAAAAGTGATGATAATAGAATTGAAGATGAGAGGGAACAACAGCCCTATAACGAACAATATTATTATCAACCACAACCCACACAGACATTTCAGCAGCCGGCGTTCCAGAATCAGTTAGATAAAACAGATCTGTTTGCAAATGTGGAAAAATCTACGTGGATAATCGCATTCGCTGTATTTCTTTTAGGGTTTTTCATGGGTAAAACCATGCAACCAGTCATACTTAGATACACCTAATTCACAGGAAAACCAGAAATCCAACCATATTCTGGAACATCTGTATAACCCACAAATGTTCCAGTTTTGCCAACCTTGGGGGGGATAAACCTATCTGTTATGGGCCCCCTATATGTATCCTCAATAAATCCGCGCGTCGTACTTGGTTTTTCCTTTTCCTTTTCCTTTTTTTTGCTTTTGACTTTTATCTTCATGTCAGGTGTAAAAAACAAAATAAAGAATGCTGAGGTTAAAATGAATGTAATTATGATATTAAACATCCTGTTTTAAAATTAAGTTATATTTTTTATTTACGAGGAGCTAGCTTCTTCGGTCTTCACATCCGCCGATGACTCCATGGCTTCCTCACGCTTCTTGCGCCGATCTTCAATTTCCTTGGCAATAACCGCATCCGCTTCCTTCACCAAATCTTCCATTGGAGTGTCGGGCTTTTCCTTCTTGAGACGTTCAATCACTTCAGCTGGGTGACTGATTGGAGACTCATCAGGTTTCGTGTAGAAGCGTGAATTTTCATCTCCTGGTGCGATATAGTTATCCGAATTCATCATCGCTTGTTTGCGTTCTTGGAACATACGAGCAGCCTGGGCTTGATTCTCCTTGTACCCCGACATGATTTCCTGAAGCTTTTCGTTGGTATAATTAACATCTTCGATCTTGGTCGGATCCGGTGGGATTAACAACCATTTATACATATCGACAACATAGATGTCAAATGTACTATCTTCCTTTTGGAGCCGCTTTGCGTGATTTGCAGCTTCATCGCGGGTGGAAAAGGCACCGCGAATTTTGATACCAAACTTGTCATTCTTTTGTGGGGCTTCTGGACCAACAACTGACAAACAGGCAAACAATTGACCCGGAACAGTGGTATAATCTTGTTCGAGAGACATAATATTATATATGATACACACGCCAAAACTTTAAGCTTACTTAAAAACTTGAAACCCGAATTTATATATGCATGAATTTTGGGACAAGCAATCTTGGGCAACCGGTTTAAGCACACAGCGCGTCAAGAACACTGAACAACAAAAATTACCCGAAGATTTTGAGTGGTCATCGCATTCACTTGATACAATTCATGAATTCTTAAAAGAAAACTATGTTTCAGATGACGATTTTAAATTAAGGTATACACTAGAAAGTTTAAAATGGGCAATAGAAGTACCCGGACATCAAAATATATGCATAAATGACAAACGTACACAGAAGTTAATAGCTCTTATGTCTATAACGCCATTTACTATGAAGTTAAATGATAAGGAAGTGAGAGCGGTACAGGGAAATTTCCTGTGTGTTCATAAAGACTATAGAAAGGGTAAACTTGTTTGGTATCTTAGCACAGAGGCAAAGCGTATTTCTGAAAATAAGAATAGAAATCAATCAATCGCTACTATACATAATTCAATACCGGGTTCTATTTTGAAATCTTCGTATTGGCATAGACTAATTAATGTAAACAAACTGTCTAAATGCGGGTTTTATGAAACTGACCGCCCAAAAACAAAAATGTTTGAAATACGCGGCAGGTCATATTTTAGAAAGATGACATCAAGAGATGTTCCGAAAGTAACTCAAATACTAAAAGAATACTTTAAAGATTTTAAAATCGCACCCGTCGTTAATGAAGCCTGGGTTAAACACTGGCTTTTACCCCGGGATAACGTGGTATACTCATACTTAAATGAGGAAACAGACGATTTCTTTTCATTTTACAGTATCCCATACGATAAGGTGAACAGTACAGATACAGTTAATCAGGCTTATTTATTCTACATGACAGGTGATAATTTCAATGATGCATTCTTAATCGCACAAAATGAAGGTTTTGACGTTTTTAATACCTTAGATGTTGTACACAGCGAAGAATTGTTGAAAAAACACAAATTTTTAAAAGGAAGCGGATACGTAAATTATCATATATTTGATTGGAAGTTTAATTGCGAAATTAATAAAGCAGATATAAACATAAGGATCCCATAGAAACTATGGAAGAGATCCGCCGAAATCACAATGACGCCAAGAGAGAACTCATACATCATGTTACCAGGGAGGGTGATCAAATTCTTGATGTTGGGTGTGGTTTTGGTGGTGATCTTCAGAAGTGGCATAGATGTGGCGCAAACATGAGTATGTGTGACCCAGAGCCGACAGCTCTCGTAGAGGCTAAGAGCCGAGCTAAAAACATGAAAATGAGGGTAAACTTCTACGAGGGTGATATTCACAATTGTCCAAATAGAAAATATGACATTGTGTGTTACAACTTTTCATTGCACTATATATTTGAATCTAGGGACAAATTTTTCAGTTCCATCCGTGAGATACGAAAAAGATTAAAACCGCGTGGGAAACTTGTTGGTATAATCCCTGATTCGGAAAAGATCATGTTTAAAACACCTTACAATGATGATATGGGTAACTTTTTCATTACGAAAAATAAGTGCGCGGGGTCATACGGTGAAAAATTGTTTGTAAATCTCGTTGATACCCCATTCTATGCAGATGGAGCAAAATCGGAACCCATCGCATACAAAGATCTTCTGATAACACACCTTGAGGAATTAGGTCTTAGTTTAGAACTCTGGGAAGGTCTCGAGGGTAACCCAATTTCGAACTTGTATAGCAAATTTATCTTTGTATATAAAAGATGATAGCGTTCATTATACTTTTGATCGTCAACCTAATTATACTATCTCGTGTCAGGGAACCCCAGGCCCTTACCGAAGTTAAGGAAAAATATAAAATTCTCAGACAACATTTAATTGACACAAATAATGAAAAATTTCACAAATTAAAGCGACAGGTTCCAATTTCTGGATACTTGCGAATGAATGATACAGTTGGTTACAACACTAATAAAGGACAAGAGATTGCACTCTGCCTTGATGGAACTGCGAATGAAATTTTTCACGTTCTTATCCACGAACTCACTCATTCATCTGTCGAAGAGTATTCACACTCTAAAAAATTTTGGGATAACTACATTGAACTTCGTGATATTTGTGTAAAATTGGGAATTTACAAAATAATTCCGGAAAGAGTTGAGTTTTGCGGTCAGCACATTCAGGATAAATAATATTCTTACTTTACATCAAATGAAGACTCCTCTTACTACAGTGATTGCGGTGATATTGTCTTACCTCTTGATATATGGCATTACAATGATACCACATTTGAGTACTAATTATTATATAAATCTCACAGCGATGACAGTTATTATTCCAAATGTCCTGAGATACATTATAGGTAACGTACCAAGACTTGCAGTTGACAGAGTTTTTATGATTTCAACTACAGTGATTGCATTCATTGTGACGTTTCTCATGAATCTCTTATTGAGTGATACAAAGGATGCGGTAGAGGAATACGGTAGTGACAGAAGCAAGACACTTAAATTGAATGCCTTGCTCGTGACAGCGTTTGTGTCGGGAGCTCTGATTACCTATTATTCAGGTATTGATAATTCAATCTATTCAAATATGGGTTGGGAATCTAATCAGGGCTTGACAATGTAAGTCTTGACGACGTGGAAAACAATCGCCGCAACCAAACCGGTTGAAGCCAAGCCAACCATGCTTCGGTTCCCCTGTTCATTAAGGAACTTTGGAACGGAAGTGACAAGCTTGTCTTGAACTGGCTTAGACACCGCAAGCGAGGCCGCGAGGCCCGCCACCAAAGCAATGATTTGATCATCGGTGAGATTGAGAGGGTTTTTACTTTCCGGCTCCTTGCTGGCTTGTTGTTGAACCGCTGGAGCAAAAGCACCCTGGGGCTGTGGGGCAGTCATTTGTGGCATCACACCTTGCATTCTGGGTTCATCTGTCATCATTGGAGGTTCCATCATTATATCGTTGATTGGCGTGGAGTCCATTGTCTGTTTACTTTGACTCACATTTTTTTCCTGTTGTAATGACGCTTCGTTATTTACAAATGACGTGGATTTGTTATCTGTAATTGGAATCATTCCTTCCCCATTATCTGACAAATTCAAGGTATTTATATCCGTAGACATTTGTTATAACCATATGTTTTTGAGAATGTTAAGTGACGCATCTTATCTTGTCTTCGTGATCTTGAGTTTTGTCTTCTTAGTTGCCTTTTTGGCATCGTCCTCCTTCTGATCCAAATATTTTGGATTGTACATTTTCTTGTGAAGTTGCCAGAGATTTGGACTTCCAACCCTAAATCCCCTCCTGACAGTAGCTTTATACCAAAATACACAGTCCTGTATTCTATTGGACTTTTGTGTGTTATCAAGTACAAGACATTCATAGTTTTCTGTACATGCATCCATCACTTTAGAAAACATATCATACGAGGGAAAAATCCCAAAAAATGCTTTATAGAGCTTTTCTCTGTTTTGTATGATGTTCTCTCTAAGAATAAACACGTAATCCACATTGGCGCGCAGGGCTGGTGGAAGATCCATCACATATTGCATAGTTAACATGAAAAAGATGTTATAATGCCTACCATTCATAAAACATTGACGAATACATGTGTCTTTGAGAAATTTTGAATCATACATACAATCATCAAGGAGCATAAAAGCACTATTATTTGGAGATTTCCCCTTTGTACCAATCAATTTTCTCTGCCTGGATATAACCCGATCGATCGCATCCCTGTCGTAATCACCGTAGACAAAGAGGTCTGGAATGAACTCACCATAAAAATGATTACCTTCCTCTGTACCTGATAGAACTATCCCTGCTGGTATATGCTTTTTGTGAAACATAATATCTTTTACCAGAGTTGATTTTCCCGTGTTTCTCTTACCTATGAACACACAGACCCTATCGTCACTCATATTCTCGGGTTTGAACTTCCTCAGTTGAAGATTCATTCTACAATAGTGTTCCGTTTTAATTCGTAAAATTTTACTCACATATTGTAGGAATGTCGGGTCGTTTGAGACTTGCCGCCACTGGAGCCCAAGATCGTTGGCTTACAGGAGATCCACAATTTTCATATTTCCTGATGAATTTCAAAAGGCATACAAAATTTGCCATTGATTATTTTGAAAATCAGTTCAGCGGTGATTTTGATTTTGGTAGTATATTGACATGTCGTGTTCCGAGCGACAAAGGCGATTTCATAAAAAATATGAATTTGAAAATTACACTCAGTGACCCCGTACCGGATACACCCGGTACGAATAATTACTTCTGGGCACCATCTATTGCTTCCCATCTCATTGAATATGCAGAGCTCATAATAGGTGGTCAAACCGTCCAAAAAATTACGGGTGAATACATCTATATGCATCAACAACTACACAATACGAACGACGATACCACACAAACACTCTATTTTTTGAATGGTCACGGGAATTTCCTCACCTACACAGGCGATTACACATATTATTTAGATCTTCCCTTTTATTTCTATAGACACCCAAGCCTGGCCATACCGACGTGTGCACTTACAAAACAGGAAGTTGAAGTTAGAATAAAGACGAAACCTCTATCAGAACTTGTATATGGCGGGGCCGCAGCGAATACAACTGCAAGTATTAAGAAATTTTCACTTGACGCAGAATTTGCATTTGTTCAAGATGACGAAAAGAACTTTATAATGTCCAGACCCATGGAATATGTAATCACACAACTTCAAATGTCTCAATTCTTAATGAAACCCGGGGAAACGAAACGTTCGGTACTTCTCAATTTCAAACACCCCGTGAAAGAGCTTTTATTCAGTTGCACCCCAAAAGCATTTTCCGAAACGGGTAATGCACCAAATGAATATACAACCATAAAACATGCCGAATTACGATTTAACAATGAAATTGTTTTCAGTGATTCTACAAAGTTCTTGGTTTACGAACAAGCACTCCGACATCATGTAAATTCCCCCTTAGTTCTAAATACATTGGCACCCATATATGGTATGACACAACTTAAATCTGATTTTGGAATGTATAGTTTCTCCCTCAAACCGGAGGCACATTATCCAACCGGACAGGTAAATATGAGTCGTATAGTCCATAAAATTTTTAATATCGAGATAGATCCACGTTTATCAAGCTACGAGAATGAGGTACATATATATGCGGTGAACTACAATGTAATTCGTTTTCAAAGTGGATTAGCTGGGTTAAAATTTTAGATTCTTATATTAGTAATGGCTGGACGTGTTCAGCTCGAAACATCTGGGTCACACGACAAGTTTTTTACCATAGATCCAGATTACACCCATTTTATCCAGAGTTTCAAGAAGCATTCAAATTATTCAGTGGAACATGTTTATTTGGATCCAGAAAATGAAGCGGATTTTGGAAAGAAGGTAAAGTTTGTCATTCCCCAAAATCAGGGTGACCTATTGAAAACCCTAAGTGTAAAGATGAAGTTGCCAGCACTCAATTATGGTAATGCGGGGTACATAGAGTCTATAGGACACGCACTTATTGAATATGCAGATATTATCATAGGTGGTGAAGTTGTACAGAGAATTCCAAGTGATTACTTGCAGATATACTCAGAACATAATGTTACACAAACAAAACAAAAGGCTCTTGAAAAATTAATTGGTAAGTATTCACTCCGCACATCAGCAGTTGCAGTGGCCAATCCGTCTATCATTGGATTTTTGGGTAATTCCACAACAGAAGAGGAATATTTCGTTGATTTACCCTTCTACTTCTATAATAACCCAGAACTTGCTATACCACTTTGTGCAATTACGAAGCAGGAAGTTGAAGTTGAAATAAAATTGAGAGACCACACACAAGTTATTATTGATGTCACCACCGGAAACTATATAACGCTCAATCATGTCCCAAAAATTGTAGATTTTCAATTATATACGGAGATTGTATTTGTTGATATTTGCGAGAGAGTTAAATTAAAAACAAAAAAACGAGACTATACAATCACACAGATACAACAAAATACATTTGATATTGGACAAAATGTAAATTCTGGTAAGTTTAAGTTGAGTTTTACAAACCCCGTAAAGGAACTCTATTTTGTGATTCAGAGACAGGGTGTAACACCATTTGATTATGACAATACACTTGCAACGTCCAATAATAAATTAATTCTGTATGAAAATTTAAATTATCTGGATCTGTCATTTGACGGCGAATCTATAATTACAGAAGAAACGGGAAATCCTGTTATATTAAAAGCAGTACAGGGCGCCATTCATCACTCAAAGACGCAACTCTTTCGCCGCTTTTATTCGTATAGTTTCGCGTGTGAGCCAGAGAAGTGGTACCCTACGGGTCAGGTGAATATGAGTATTGTGAAAGAACAAATTCTCAACCTAAGTTTGACACCGTGTGTGAGTTCTGCAAGACAATTGAGAGTATACGCACTCAGTTACAACGTTCTTCGTGTACACGGGGGAATTACAGAGATAATTTTTAATTCTTAATAATAAAAAGATGTTGATGAAAACCGGTTTCGGTGAATCTTCGGGAGCCTACGAAGAGTCTCAACAACAAACTCTTATGGGAATACTCATCCCGGTGGTTGAAAGGAGTATGGTGTTGGCAGCTGAATATTCTAAAGCTTGTGGACGTAATACTATACTTCCAGAAGATATAGAATATGCAATAAAATATTGCGCGATGCATACGGTTGGTCAAAATATAGGATCTCTCTACCCAGAAATTTATGACGAACAGTCCTCAGATGAGGATGATATTGAAGAAGTCCCCCCAGAAGAATGTCCACCTTTTAAACGTTACGAGGGCAGTGACACAACATTTGTTCGGATTAACGAATCCTACGACAATTGGGAACAATGGACGCCTCAAAGTCCGGTAGAAGAGATGTTAAAAAATGCTATTAATAGTAATGAGTACATCGGTGCCTGAGGGTTGGACAATTTCTGAATATAAGTCATTCAAAGCTACAGGAGACACAGATTCAAGCACAGATGGAGATTCCTCCGACGATGAACAAATTTTTTCAAAGGCAAAGACAAAAACATTTGTCAAAAAAAAGTTCAAACGTATCCACCAAGAAGAACTTTTACCCGAATAATTTTCTCAGGGTAAATTAAACTACTCACCATGGACACCGCGATTGATACTGTCAACCTCGTGACTCAAGAACTCGAAACGCAATCCCTCAATGCGATTGTCGCGGGTTTCTCTTTTGCTGCGGCTCTTAGCTGGAATGACCTCGTTCGTTGGGTCATTCAACAACTCATCCGAGTGCCAAAGAACGGGGGTACCCAGTACACCCTCACCGCTATCCTTACCACCTTGTTGTCCATTGCGGTCTATATGGTGATTTCCAGAATCTCCACCCGCGTCAGCAAGCCAGCTCAGCCAGTCTTCGCGATTACTCGCTAAGTTTCGGTTTACGCTTCGTTAAAACAAGGAACAATATACCAATAAATGAAACTGCTACTATAGGTAGAATTTGATTCCATTTATAAGGATTCTCAAACTCGGGAATGCTTACAGGTGGCGGCAATACCCTCTTAACGACATCGTGAGACACTTTTGGAAGATTTTCCAATTTATCCGTAGAACATGTAATTTCAAATTTCAACACATGATCTTGATTTCTGAAATCATAAGGAATGAGGCGGCCATGACTCATGTAAAAAAACTGAATTCGTAAATCTCTTACACATTTAAGAGTACCGGAGTGAAACTCGTGTGTAACCTTATCGTCACCCCCATTAACATTAACGAATGATTTGCCACCTGGCAGGAGAATATGTCCCGTATAATAAGGCGTTTGACCCGATGTAGGAAGAGTTTGATTTAACTGTTCTGATCCAGAAGATATACGCATTACCAGGGAATTTGGTCCATCTAAGTTCGCTGCACCAAAATCACCACCGATCATTTGTATATCCTGTGCGGGCAGTCCAAAAATTTGATGTGGCGTCGTACGCTCTGAACTTGAATCATCGTATCCATTTTGTCCGGTTTTAAACATAAATCTGAGAAATTGCAGGTTTTGGCCATTGGGGTCTGTGGGCTGACCCATCTGAAACTTATTATTGGTAGCATCGTAAGATATGTTAAAATTATAACCCCCAACACTTTGGAATAACGCCGCAA